TGAACAAGCGCCAGGACCCGTCGCTATCCTGCCAGGTAGAGCCGTCGTCGATACACGCTTCGCACGCTTCCCTACAGCCCTCGTCGTACTCGCCAGATGCTGCGCACACGCTAAACAATACACCGCTACATTCTGGGTCAACCAGTCCAGCATCGCTCGAACAATGGGAATATCTCAACAAGCCGTCTCACAGCACATGAAACGCCTCATAGAATGGGGATACATAGAAAAACTCAGACGCGAAGACCAAAGACGTAAATACGGCAAAAAAGGCGCTCTCTGGCGCGTCATATACGACCCTACAATGTCCATGAAAGACGTCGAAGCCTGGGCAAGTAGACAACCACTCACCGAAGATGAAGAACAAGAAGCACTACAAGAAACCATCCAACAAGCAAACAAAGGCGCTAAAGGACAACAGTCTAAACGCAAAAAACAGCCTGTGGATAACTCGGCCTCACACAAGCCCCAGCTTGTAGAAACAGACAAAGGTAATGACAACTGCTACAAGCTGCAGCTTGTGCAACCTCACAAGACGGAGCTTGTACTCAACTACTACAAGGAACTAAGTAGTAAAAAGATAGAACAGAATGATTGTAGAAGGCTCTGTTTACAATACGCACATGCCGTCAACGCTCGATGGGGTCAGACCTACAGGCATGACATGCGACAAGAGGCACTGGCAGCTCAGTTGCTCGGCATGGGCTACACACTCGATAGCTTTGCACGGGACAGCGCCAGCCTACTCGACTACCTGCGCAAGAACAACAAGCAGCCGCCGGCTAGTCTGCAATACTTCATAGCTAGAAAGCAGAAGCAGAGCCAGGCAAAGACGCCAGAGGACATCGTTAAACAAACCGTGAGCAAGATGAAGATGCCATGATGTACAATAACCAGACGACCGACTGCGGTGTGTACGACAATGCCCTGACGGCAGCGGCACGACGCGCTACGGCCGGCCTGGCAACGGACGCAGCAGCAGCGAAAGGGCACCCTTGCCCCCCCCGGCCCGCTGTATGCGTATGGGGGCACCACAAAAATATTTCCAGCTTTTTCATGAAAGGGAAGCGCGATGACGAAGAGAATGAATGTAGTTCAGGCGAAGGAGATTGAGGGTCGTGAGAAGCCGTATTGGTTGAAGGTTGGCTCTTTGTTTTTGAAGGACGGCAAGATTAGCGGGATTAAGTTGGATGCTTTGCCGTTGCCGGATTCTAAGGGGGAGGTTTGGTTGCGTTGTTTTGAGGATGATGGTGGTGAGCGGTCATCTGGTGGTGAGGGTGGCGGCGGGAATCCGTGGTCGTGAGTGGCAGTCAGAAGATACCTCGTGGTGGTCGTTTTGCGATGGGGGAGGTTCGCAAGCGGCTGAAGGGTTCGGAGATTATTTATGACAACCGGGACGCATTAGCTGAGGAGCTTTTGCGTCTTGGTGCTTCGAAGATAACTGATGTTGTGAACATTGAGGGTGGCACGGTTACTTTGAAGGAGCTGGATGAGATACCGGACCATGCTTTGACGGCGATAAAGAAGATTAAGGTTACGCCGACCAGGAATGGTGACCAGGTTGAGGTTGAGATGATTGACAAGGTTCGTGTGTTGCAGCTTTTGGCGAAGAGTGCGGGGTTGCTGGATACGGAGAAGCAGGTTGATAAGCCTAGTGTAGTAGCTATTGAGATGGTGATGCCAGATGACGGAAAAGACGATACCGGCGGGTCTGAAGCTTGATTTTTCGACGTCGCCTACGGTGGCGCGGTTTTTCAAGAGTGATGCGTTTGTTCGGGGTTTGATGGGCCCTGTTGGCAGTGGGAAGAGTTATGCGTGTTGTGCGGAGATATTTCGGCGGGCGGTACAGCAGAAGCCTTCTCCGCGTGACGGGATAAAGTACAGCCGTTGGGCGATTGTTAGGAACACGCATCCGATGTTGCGGACGACGACGTTGAAGACTTGGCTGGAGTTATTGCCTGAGAATGTCTGGGGCCCGGTGAAGTATGCGCCGCCGATTACACATCATATCAAGCTGCCGCCGCGTGATGGGGCTGCTGGCATTGATTTAGAGGTAATTTTTCTGGCGTTGGATGACCCCAAGGATACGCGGAAATTGTTATCTTTGGAATTATCGGGGGCGTGGGTAAACGAGTGCCGTGAGTTGCCGAAGGCGGTGATTGATGGCCTGACGCATCGTGTGGGCCGTTTCCCGACGAAGGCTGATGGTGGGCCGTCCTGGCGCGGTGTGATACTCGACAGCAATCCGATGGATGATGACCATTGGTATTATCGGCTAGCTGAGAAGGAAAAGCCGGGCGGGCGTTTTGCCTGGGAGTTTTTCCGGCAGCCTGGCGGGGTTGTTGAGGTTGATATAGAGGATTTGCCTGCCGACATGCCTGAAGCTCAAGGTTTTACGCATCAGGCGGGGCGTTGGTGGCAGACCAACCCGAAGGCTGAGAACCTGAAGAATTTGCCGAATGGTTACTATGACCAGCTCTTGGGCGGCAAGAACCTTGACTGGATACGCTGTTACGCTGAAGGCAAGTATACGTTTGTGCAGGAGGGCAAGCCCGTCTGGCCGGAATATAACGATGGCATGATGGCGGCCGACTTAGAGCCCGACCCTAATGCGCCGCTGCATATCGGCCTCGACTTTGGTTTGACCCCGGCGGCTGTGTTTGCGCAGAAGCTGCCTAACGGCCGCTGGCATGTGTTGCATGAGTTGGTGACGTTTGACATGGGGCTAGAGCGGTTCTGTCATCAGCTCAAGAGTGAGTTAGAGGCCCGGTTTCCGCGTATGGAAGTGCTGACATGGGGTGACCCGGCCGGCACACAGCGCGACCAGATATTCGAGACAACGGCGTTCGACCATTTGAAGACACACGGCATCTTGGCCCGGCCTACCGCTACTAACGAATTCCGTACCCGGCGGGAAGCGTTGGCTATACCGATGGGCCGGCTTATCGATGGCAAGCCCGGTTTTATGATTGATAGGAAGTGTGTGCGCCTGCGCAAGAGCCTGGCCGGCGGGTATCACTTCAAGCGTGTGGCTGTCGGTGCCGGCCATGAGCGGTTCCGCGATACGCCGAATAAGAACGAACATTCGCATGTGGGTGATGCGGCCGGCTACTGTCTGCTTGGCTCTGAGCATAAAATTATGACCAAAAGCCCTACCCGCATGTCTCGGCCTACCAATGCCAGGGTTTTAGATTTCGATGTTTTCGGTTGAGACGCTGAACCGTGTCATGCGGATGGATTACCCGCGTAACAAGATTGTCCCGTGGCAGCCGCCGCACCTGTATGTCTGTGAGCTGAATGAGTTCGACCGGGCTAACCTGGAGCTGTTTGAAGGCTACAAGGACTATCTGCAAGCCTATGCCCAAACCGGCAGTGCCTATACGGCAGTTTGTGATGGCACCATCTACGCCATGTTCGGCATCTGGCAGCTTTGGCCCGGCGTTTCCGAGGCATGGCTGATTCCCAGCAATAAAATTGACCGTAAAACCGTTGCCATGCACCGAGGCTCCCTAGCGTTTTTTGAGTATGCGGCCGAGCAAACCAATACGAAACGGCTACAATTCACGGTTCATACACGCAATGAACGCGCTGACAGGTGGGCGCAACGCTGTCATTTTAAACGGGAAGGGTTATTACAGCGTTATGGCCCTGACGGTTCAGACTACTGGATGTATGCGAGGATGTTCTGATGGGTGGAATTTTTTCCCGACCGAAGCCCCCACCGCCGCCCCCTTCCCGCCTTGAGGAAAGCATCGTGCGCCAAGAAAAGCGCGAGGCTCAAAAAGAGGTTGATGTAACCCGCAAGGTTGCTGCCAGGTCGAAAGCTAGGCGGCAGGCAACTGGTCGTTTTGGTGGCCGGCGTAACTTGATGGCCCCTGGTGTAGTCAATGTGACCGGCCGGGATACGGCGTCAACGGCTGGTTTGCAGAGTACACTTGGCGCTGGCCGTAACCCGCGTGGCTAATGCGCCAGTTCAGACGAAACCCGAAACACCGGGAGGTTGATGATGTACGGAGCCAAAGGAGCCAAACGTCCGATGTCCAAGAAGATGGACAGCAAGACGACGGCGCTTCGCAAGAAGATGGGCAAGAAGTACAGCAGCAAGAAGGCGACTAAGTCGTATGGTAGCTAAACGCCACCAGAACCCTAGCGGTGGCCTGAATGAAGCCGGGCGCAAGCATTTCAAGCGCACGGAAGGTTCTAACCTCAAGCGCCCGTTATCATCCGGTACTTCGCCGCGAAGAGTTTCATTTGCCGCCAGATTTGCCGGGATGAAGGGCCCAATGAAAGATGGCCAGGGCCGGCCCACCCGTAAGGCTCTGGCTCTGAAAGCCTGGGGCTTTGGCTCGGTAGAAGCCGCCCGAAATTTTGCTAACCGACACAAGCAGGCATAAATGGCTGAGCTGTCCACCCAAGAGCTGAAAAAGCGATACAAGAAGGCCCAAACACACAAGGAAATGTGGCGGTCTATCTACGAGGAAGCGTATGAATATGCGCTGCCTATGCGGAACCTTTACGACGGCTATTACGAGGGCAACGCGCCCGGCCAAAACAAGATGAAGCGTGTGTTTGACAGCACCGCTATCCACAGCACAGCCCGGTTCGCTAATCGCATCCAATCGTCACTGTTCCCTCCGCAGCGGCCTTGGTGCCGGTTGCAGCCGGGCAACGAAATCCCTGAGCCGCGCAAGGTTGAGGCGCAGCAAGCTCTCGATTTCTATTCTGAGCGCATGTTCGGGATTATGGCGCAGTCGGGCTTCGACCTGGCTATGGGCGAGTTTCTGCTAGACCTAGCGGTCGGCACCGCTGTCATGCTCATTCAGCCTGGCGATGAAGTCACGCCTATCCGCTACACGGCCATCCCCAGCTATCATGTGACTTTCGAGGAAGGGCCAAACGGCACGGTTGATACGGTCTACCGCAAGTTTCGCCGCCCCTTCAGGCTCATCCAGAGGGAATGGCCTGATGCCGAGATACCGCCCGAAATGGAGCGCAAGTATCAGGAAGACCGCAACGAAACGGTCGAGCTTCTAGAGGCAACCTATACTGAGCAAGGCCAAATCTACTATTGCCTGATGGCAATGGAAGAGGATGTGAAGATTGTACACCGCGACCTGAAGTCGTTCCCGTTTGTCATCAGCCGCTACATGAAGGCGTCAAACGAGCGGTATGGCCGTGGCCCCGTGTTGTATGCCCTGCCCGATATCAAAACCCTGAACAAAGTCGTCGAGCTAACCCTGAAAAACGCCAGCATTTCCATTGGCGGCGTGTTCACAGCGGTTGATGACGGCGTCCTAAATCCCCAGACCATCAGCATCGTTCCCGGCGCGGTGATAGGCGTTTCCTCCAACGGCGGCCCCCGTGGGCCATCTCTCGCCCCGCTTCCTCGGTCTGGGGATGCTAACCTCTCGCAGATTGTCGCTAACGACCTGCGCGTGAACATCAAGAAAACCTTGCTGGATGAGAGCTTGAGTCCCGACAATATGTCGGCGCGTTCGGCCACCGAAATCCAGGCAAAGCTGTCTGACCTGTCACAGAACCTAGGAAGTGCTTTCGGCAGGCTCATCAGCGAAACGATGTTCCCGATTGTGCGCCGGACGCTAGAGCTGATGGACGAGATGGGCATGATTGACCTGCCGCTAAAGGTGAACGGCCTTGAGGTGCAGGTCGTGCCGGTCAGCCCACTGGCGATGGCAAACAACGCCGAGAAGCTAAACGAAGTTATGACTTTCATGCAGATTGCCCAGCAGCTTGGCCCGGTCGGCCAGACGTTGGTCAAAATGGAAGCTGTCGGAGACTATCTTGCTGACCAGCTCGGCATCCCCGCCAGCCTTAGAACCACGCAACAAGAGCGCCAGATAATGCAGCAGCAGATGATGGAAGCTGCGCAGATGGCCGCACAGCAACAAGGGCTTGTGCCCGCGCAGGAAGCCGCTGAATGAACCAGTCAGAGAAAATCCGGTCTATTAATTCTATCGGGTGGGACGGCGTCGAGGCCGATGGTGAGCCCATCCATATCCAGAATGTAGACCTGCAACGCGACCTAGATATCCAGTTCAAACGCTGCTTTGAGACTGAGTCCGGCAAGAAAGTGCTGGAGCATCTACGGTCAATTACGGTTGGTCAGCCCGCCTGGGTGCCCGGTGCTGACCCCTCTTTTGGTTATGCCCGTGAAGGGCAGAACAGTATTTTCAGGGAAATCGAACAAAGGATGATGAGAGCAAAATGAGCCAAGATGATAACCAGCAAGCCCAGGAACAACCGGCAGAAGCGTCGGCTCCTGACGGATTGATGGCCGCCGCCGCTCTAGCTGAAGATGAGGCAACGACTGATGAAGGCCAAGAAATCCCTCACCTCGCGGAAGACGCCCAGCCGGCTGAGGGGGAGGATGAGGACATCCTCTATGAAAGGCCGGAATGGTTCCCGTCTAAGTTCTGGGACGAAAAAGAAGGGCCAGACTTAGAGAAAATAGTTAAGTCCTACGAAAGCATGGAAAAGGCTTTTTCGCAGGGCAAGCACAAAGCGCCGGAAGAATACGACACCGCTGTTCTGACAGAGGCTGGGTACAACATGGAAGACCCGGTAGTCAGCGCATATGTAGACTGGGCGCAGAAATATGGCGTGAACCAGGCTGCATTTGATGAGCTAGCGGGCTCGATAACCAATCTTGCTTTAGAGAACGGCGCTGCCTTGGAAGCCGACACAGAGGCTGAGCGGCAAGCACTTGGGCCAAACGCGGACGCTATCATCAAGTCTAATATAGACTGGGCTGACGGCCTGACCCGCAAAGGCATCATTTCTGAAGAAGAGCGGGCAGAGTTGAACATCTGGGGCGGCACAGCTATCGGGCAGCGTCTGATGCAGAAAGTACGGTCTATGACTGGCGATATGTCTCAGATACCGATTGCGGATGTGGCTGAAGCCGGGATGTCAGAGGATGACTTCCGCGCTTCCATGCAAAGCAAGATGGCTGACCCGCGTTATGGCAATGATATGAACTACACGCGGCAAATCGAGCAAGAGTTCCAGAGGCGCTACGGATGACCAAATACCAGATGTAGCGGGTGGTATGTTTACAAGCTCCAGCTTGTAGTATATTTTGGTATTGACTGATAACCCTTTGGGCCGGTCTGGCGTGTAGAAATACACCGGGCGCTGACGTTCAGCGAAGCCAGAGGCCGGGGCACTCCCCGATAACCTACAAGGCGCAAGTTTTGTTTTGGTTCCACGAGGAGTGAGATATGTCAACGAACCTCTCTCCCGCATTTGTACAGCTCTTTGAAGCGGAAGTGCATCAGGCCTACCAAGGCGCTGCGCAGCTTCGGGGCACTGTTCGTATGCGGACTGGTGTTGTCGGGGACACCGTAAAATTCCCGAAAGTGGGCACAGGCCAAGCCTCTGTCCGTTCTCCGCAGACCGACGTCGTGCCTATCAACGGCGAGTTCAGCCAAGTTTCCGTTAGCCTTACTGACTATGTGGCTGCGGAATACAGCGATGTGTTCAACCAGGCCAAAGTCAATTTTGACGAGCGCCAGGAACTGGCACAACTAGTCGGTAACGCAATCGGCCGTCGTGAAGACCAGATTATTATCGACGCGCTTGATGCTGCATCTGCGGGCTCATCTGTAGCTAAAACGGTTGTGACGACCGGCTCGGCTACAGCTTCTAACCTCAACGTCGGTAAAATCATTGCTGCGAAAAAAGCACTGGATGCCAAGAACGTGCCGGCAGGTGACCGTCACTTCGTCATTCATGCCAACAACCTCGCAGGCTTGCTCGGTGACGAGCGGGCGATTTCGGGCGATTTCCAAGGCAGCATCCGTGCTTTGGTAAGCGGCGAAGTCAGCTCGATGATGGGCTTTACCTTCCATGTCGTGGGTGACCGCGATGAAGGCGGCCTGCCGCTGTCTACCAATGACCGTACCTGCTTTGCGTTCCACCGCTCGGCAATCGGTTGTGGTGTGGGCATCGCGCCGAAGACAGAGGTCAACTACATCCCAGAAAAAACGTCGTTCCTTATCACGGCGATGCTTTCGATGGGTGCCGGTGCAGTAGACGTTAACGGTATCGTTGATGTCACCTGTGACGAAAGCTAAGGAGGCTGACAATGGCATTTGCTAGAGCAGGATGGAATCCTATCGGCGGTCAGTCTAAGAAGGGCTCCGCTCCGCAGGTTTTCACTTACACGACCACTGACGCGGTAGGGACTATCGACGCCTCTGGTTACTTCAATGATGTGTCTGATGACGTAAGCGTCGGTGACATCATCATCTCGGTAACCTCAACCGGCGGCACCCTTGCTTCTTCGATTCACACTGTTGTGTCGAACGCTTCGGGCGTGGTGGATATCTCTGACGGTACGAGCATCAGTCAGACTGACAGCGACTAAATCGAGTGGGGCGGGCAACCGCCCCCTCTTCTCTTTCGGAGATTTGTGATGGCGTCAGGCGATACAGATGTTGGCATTTGCAATAAGGGCTTGCTGCTTCTAGGAGCGGAAGCCATTACGTCTTTCAGCGACGGGACGCCCGCCGCTACTGCCTGTTCCACGATTTATGATGAAGTTAAGTTTACGACTATGGGCATGTACCCTTGGTCATTTACCGTTGCTAAAGCGCAGCTCACACGCGACAGCAACACCCCGCTAAATGAATGGACTTATCAGTATTTGTTGCCAAGCGACATGCTACTGGGCGTTCCCCGCGCAGTGCGCACTAGCTCGTCTCCCGGTGCCGGCATTTTCAAAAACTGGGAGATAGCCCAGTCCTCTGCTGGGGGCACGGTTCTTATGACCGAAGCGACGGAAGTGCATATTGATTACCAGAAGGCTGTCGCTGAAGGCACGATGCCGACCTACTTTGTTACGCTGATGGCCTACCAAATGGCGTGGCACCTTGCTGAAATTATAACCGACCAGACCCAGAAGTCTGAGTATTGGCGTTCGGTAGCATTAGGCACCGCCGCTGAAGGCTTTAGGGGCGGGTTCTTCCGTCAGGCGGCGAACATCGACGCTGGCGGCCAGACGCCGTCTGTAGTCGGTGATTATCTTCTGACGGATGTGAGATGAGCCGGATACAGCAATACCAGGCAAACTTTACGGTTGGTGAGCTTGACCCGTTGCTGCGTGGGCGCATTGACCTACAACAGTATTATTCTTCTGTTGAGACGGCCGACAATGTGGTGTTCGAGCCGCAAGGTGGTTTTAGCCGCCGGCCTGGCCTGCGTTTCCTCAAAGATATTACGGCTGACAACCCTGATAATGGCTCGGCTTTAATACCCTTTGAATTTTCGACGACGCAAAACTTTATGATTGTGGCGTCGGCCTACAACAATGCAACCACCATCCGGTTCCGTTTCTACGCTGACCTGCAATTACTGACGGACATTAACGGCAGCGGAAATGACTATCTCGATTATAGTGTCGGCACATTGTACGACGTCAGCACCTTTGACATGGACAAGCTGTATTACACGCAGTCCGCTGACACGCTAATAATCGTCAATGAAAACTTCGCACCCTTCAAGGTGGTGCGCGGTGCCAATAACACGACCTGGACAGCTTCGGCACTATCTCTGACAAAGCCTAAGCTGCAATACACTGCTGCGACGACCAATCCTTCAGCAACCCTGACGCCGAGTGCAGTTGAAGGCACAGTCACGCTAACCGCCAGCTCTGGCGTGTTTACGTCCTCTCATGTTGACCAATATGTAAACAGCCTCAATGGTTTCGGTCGGGCTAGAATTGTAAGCCAGACAAGCAGCACAGTCGTTACCGCCGTTACTGAAGTTCCGTTTTTCTCAACAGACGCAATCGCCAGTGGCTCATGGGAGCTAGAGACTGGTTATGAAGACGCCTGGTCAAACACTCGTGGCTGGCCGCGAACCTGTTCCTTCCACGAAGGCCGGTTGTATTTTGGCGGCAGCGCCTCAGACCCGACCACATTGTTCGGCTCTAAGGTATCTGACTTTTTCAATTTCAAAGCTGCCGAGGCGCTTGATGACGATGCCATCATAGCCACGCTGTCAACGGACAGTGTGAACGCCATCACCGGCATCCGCTCTGGCCGGGACTTGCAGCTATTCACAACTGGGGCTGAGTTCTTTGTCCCGCAGGCCGACTTAGACCCGATTACGCCAAGTAACATCACGGTTAAGTCAGCGACACGCCGAGGCAGCAAGTTTGGCATCCGGCCACAGGCTGCTGAAGGCGGCACCCTTTTTATACAGCGGCAGGGTAAGGCTCTGCGTGAAATGCTGTTCAGTGACGTAGAGCTGTCGTACGTGGCAAACAATATCTCCCTGTTGTCGTCTCATATGATAGTCGACCCACAAAGGATGGCTCTACGCCCTTCTACGGACACAACTGAGGGTGACCTGCTGCTTATCGTCAACGGCACCTCTACGACTGGCTATCGGGCCGCAAGCACGGGTTTTGCCGGCACCATTGCTGCCTTTATGCTGAACCGGCCCCAGCAAATCGTGGCTCCGTCGAGCTTCACTACGGATGGCGACTTTGTCGATGTTGGCGTTGATTTAGACGATATTTACGTCATCGTGAAACGCACCATCAACAGCGCCACGAAATACTATCTGGAGGTGTTTGACGATGACCGCACAACTGATGCTGCTATTCAGTATTATAACAGCCCCGTCTCGCCCGACCAGGCGCTCCCATCCAATTCCACGGCTTCTGGCCTTTCTCATCTAGAAGGTGAAACGGTCAAGATTATCCGCGATGACATTGTTGACACTGACCGCACCGTCAGCTCTGGCTCCGTTACGATGGGCGGCACACCAACAAGCTACGCTGAGGTTGGCCTCAACTACACCGTGACCGTGAAAACCCAACCATTCGAGCCGCGCCTGCCTTCTGGCACAGTGCAGTCACAGCGCCGCCGTATTTTGGAAGTGTCGCCTATTCTTTACCGCAGCCAAAACATCACGCTGAACGGACGCAACATTTCATTAGAAACGCTGCCGCTTTCGGGCAGCGGCGCGGTGCCGACTTTCACCGGCATCAAAAAAACGCAGGGCTTTCTTGGCTATGACCGGGATGCGCAAATAACAATCAGCCAGAACCAGCCGGTGTTCTTCACTGTGCTGGCTATGGATTACAAAGTGAGTGTCGGTCAATGAGTGGTGCAGAGTTAGCTGTCCTTTCTGTAGTAACGTCCGCTGTAGGCGCTATGGCGCAGATGAACGCTGCGCGGTCACAGGCGATACAGTATCGGGCGCAGGCCCGTCAGACGGAGCTACAGGGCCGCCTAGAGGCTGTTAAGGCCAAGGCTGAAGGCAACCAGGTTCTAGAGAACATGAACGCTGTGATGGCTGCCACGGCAGCTAGGGCAGCGGCAGGCGGGCTCGACCCTTATGCCGGCGGCGAAAGCACTGACCTTATAAACACGTTCAGTCTGCGGCAGGGAATTGGCGAGTTCACTATTGCCCGTGACAACGCTGCGATTGCCAAGGATATGTCCACATATCAGGCTGGCATTTACAGAACGGCGGCAGCAAACACCATGAAGGCGGCAAGGGCTAATGCGTTTATGAGCATTGCTGGCGGCATGTTGCAGGCTGGGCAGCTCTACCCAACCGAAGGCTTTACCGGCGGTGCGAATATGTTCCTGCCTAGTAGCTTCGGCTCATCTGCTTCAACAACACCGTTTGTTGAGCCATTGGCACCTGAGCTTAGCTTCCCAGGGGTGAAAGCTTATGGCTGAGCGTCTTAGATATCAGCGACAAGGTTTGACGCTACGAGCGCCGAGAGTAGATTTCGCCGCGCAAGAAGCTGATGCTAGGGGTTATTCGCAGATAGCCGCCAACCTTGACCGCCTCAGCAACTTTTTCTTCTCTATGGCTGAGGACAAGGCGCAGATAGAAGGCGCTGAGTATGGCGCTCTAAATGCCCCTAGCCGCAAGCAGATTACAGAAGCTGCTGACCAAGGTGAGGCTATAGAGCTTTCTGGCGATACGGCGACTGTGTTTGGCCGTGCTGCGCGAAAGGCGTCCCTAGCGGCCGTCACAGATGAGCTTACCTATCTCGCCAAGCGCGACATCACTGACGTTATGACCCAAGCACAGCAAAGCAACGCTGCGCCTAACGTGGTGGCTGAGCAAATCGACAGTATCGTCGCAGGTTATGCCAGTACCCTTGATGGGGCTGATGTTATCAGTGCCCGCAACTATCGCGCCAACCTCGGCATTTATGGCAACGCTGAGTACGAAGCCTATTCTAAAAAGTGGCTGACTGACGAAAAGGCGCGGCGCAAAACAAACTGGGAAGCAAGCTGGCAACTTACGAAAGACAACCTGCCAAAAATGTTTGCTAGCGGCATTTCACAGACGTTAAGCGACGGCAGCCAAGTGGAATTGCCGGCACCTACTGTTGAAACTATTGCTGCCATGAAGAAAAAGCTGCTGACAGATGCGGCTTCCTATTATTTTTCGGCCGCAGAAATAGAAGCTTTGGCAGATGAGTTTGATGCTGAGGTCAAGCTTGCGGCCCGCGATACTATCACCAACGCTGTCATAGACAGCGATAACGCCTACCTGACATATTTGCGGATTGAAAAAGGCAGCAAGGGCTTGCCCGAAAACGTGCAGGCGGCGCTTGATGTGTTAGGGGGTGGTGACCGAGCCACAGCTATACAAGAAGCGCGTCAGGCCTGGCTCGATGGTATTTCTGACAAGAACACCATCCGCGACTTGAGAGAAGCGGAAAGACAAGAAGCCGTGCGAGTAGTAGAAAAAAACGTCAACTCCGCACTGTTCTTGGCCCTTACTGACCCTGCGCAAGCGCGGACTGATTTCAACAACGCAGTTAATGCTCTAGCAGTAGTAGCCCCAGAAAAAGCAACTGAGTATCGCCGCAAGATGCCAACTGATGGCAGTGGCTTTGCTTTTGCATTAGAGACTGATGAAGGCATACGTTTTACGATTGACGCACAAATAACTAATCTGGACTCAACTCTCACCCTCGGAAAGCTAGACCAATACCTTCTTGACAGAAAACTGAGCTACGAAGACTGGCAAACATACAGCACCACTGTGCGTTCGCGCATGGATGACAGGTTCAAAAGTGCCCTAATTGAAACACGCAAGCGGCTAAAACTTCCGACCGGAATGATGACTGACAAGTCTATACTCAACACTTGGCAATGGAACACTCTTAACAATGTCGAAGTGCAGATGCGGCAAGCCCTGCGCGATGCGCCTAATGGCGGCCGTGATTTCGACGCGATAGCTTGGCTTGATGATAATTTTGACAGGTTGACGACGTCAGGCAAAGCGGGCGTTGTTGATGCGCAGAAAAATAAACTTGCGGGCAAAAATCGCGCTCAGGTTGAAAGACTAATAAACCAGTCTTCCGGTGACGAAAAACAATATTATCAAGATTTGCTAGAGCTGGCTGACCGCCTGATTGCAGACGGTGAAACAGTAGTTGGGTTTTAGAAATGGATGAGTTTACTAAAATCTTTATGGAAGGCGATGCCGCCCGCAGCAGCACTAAATCTTTTGTGTACCGCAACCCTATTACGGGCGAGACACAAGAAGGCGTAGGTGAGCCGCCTATGAATTGGGGCGAATACCCTGATGGCATTGACCCTAACAGCCCAGAAGGTGATGAATACGACCTGAACCGTGGCCTGTTCCGGCCCCTGCCCGACGCACTGTTCGAGCCTGGCGGTTTAGCAGACATTGTTGACCAGCCTGAAGGCAGCCAGCTTGACGACCCGTACTGGGCAACAGCCAGCAAAATATTGCATGACTATATGTCGCCAGGCTTGCGCGGCCGTAATCGTGCGCGAGGCGTAGACCGAGAGATGTCTTCAGAAGATTACGCCCGCTATGGTGTGCGTTTCATCTCTAGCTTTGAAAACAACCTGACAGCAATGGCTGTCAACACTGCGCAGCTTTCTAATGCGCCGATGCCTGTCCACAAGGCGATGTACTACCTTTTAGAAACTGGTGACCGTGACGGCATCCTCGCCAGCAACTTTGGCCGTGATGCTCTCAATATGGCATCCGACCCATTTAACTGGGTTGGCCTTACAACCTTCGGTATTGGCACCGCTGGCAAGATGGCCGGCCAGAAGCTCACCAAGATGGCCTTTCGTGATTTGCTGAAGCAGATGGTAATTAGCAAGCCAACGGCTGCCTCAGCAGCTCTGGGGGCTGAAGGCGCTGTGTATGCGGCGGCTGACAATCTTGCCCGGCAGAATGTTGCTGTTGAGGCAGGTGTACAAGACGCAATAGACCCGACTAGTGTTGCTGCGGCGGGCGCGACAGGCGCGGTGCTAGGTGACCGTCTTGGTGCGGGCGGCGCGGCAGTCTTAGAGGGCGGCAGGCGTGGCCTGGTAAAGTTAGGCGAAGGCGCACAGACACGGCTTGACGAAGCCGCTGGCGGCACCATGCTGTCGTCTGGCTTTGACCCGACAGGCCCTGTCGATAAGGCTCTGGTCGCGGCTCGGAATGCTCTGCTCACAAGAGAGGAGAAAGGTGCCCGCCGAGTGTCTGACATTGCTGCGGCTGACGCCACTAATAAGACGGGCCGGCCGAGGGTCAAGCATGTCCAGCAGTATGTCGATGAATTCGCTATTGATAGGCATGGCCGACCTCTCGACCAGTTTGACGATGCCGACTTTGCCACAGCCGTGACTGATGCCGCGTCTGAAATCCGCTACCAGCTCACCACCCCGACATCCGGCAAAGGCTGGTACGACAAAGACATTGTGATGACCTTCGACATGGCGTCTCAAATACCCGGGCTTGAAAGCCTGCGTGATAATGAAACGCATCGCGTTATTTGGTCTGCCATTGCTGGCGCGACATCTAATGGCAATAAAGTGCCGCTCAACTCTAAGATAGCAACAGCTCAGATGCTGGAGTATCTTAAGAACGGCAAAGCTATGGAGACACCTCCAGCTCCGGGCTCTACCATCCAGGGAATCCCTGACGCCGGTTACGGCCGCCGTGGCCCTGCCGTGGCCAAAGGCCTCAAGCTAATCAACTTCCTCATCGAAAAATATGGCGAAGAAGGTTTCGCTGATTGGTGGCTTAGCCCGCATTCGCTTGCTGAGCTGACAGCTCTCCGCAAAGAGGCGGGGTTCAGCGGTCCACCCTCGGGTCTGTCAGGCGGCAAAGATGCAATGTTCATTGGTGCCCGCATCCTCGGTGACAAGACTGGCCAGTTCTCACTAAACATCAACGGGCTGGAAGGTACAACCAAGGACGTCTGGTTCACCCGTGGCTATCACAGATACTTCGGCACACTGGGTGATGCCAGCAAGACCGACCGCTATGGCGAGGAGCTGACGCAGCCTAGAAACGCCACAGAACGCCGCCGCATGGAGGAGTTTGTCCGACAGGTGCAGACCGAGCTTTCGGACCTCGAGTTGTCAGAACAAGACATTCAGGCCGTAATGTGGTATTACGAACAAGCTCTTTACACTGACCTCGGAGTGAGGTCTATACCAGAGAGCTTTAGCGAAGGAATAGGAAAGTTAGATGGACAAGCAGGAATTAGCGTTCAGCGAGGCGATGCTGACCAAGTTACGGCTGAACCGCAAACAACGCTCCCAGGCTTCCGGGACCCCAACCCCAAGCAGCGCACCGTCAGAGCCGACAGGCGACTTGCGGAGCTCAATAGCGCAGAAGGTAATGAAACGCCATCCGGGCCTTACACAGCAACAAGTGGAACAGATGATGGAGCGGGACGGGTTCTAGAGCCCAACCCAGCCGTCCAAGCCCGATACGAAACTGCCGGACTAAACATCCCTCGCATCACACAGGCTGATGCGAGCACTTCACAGCAATATCATGACGACATGGTCGCTGCTATGGCAGGCCACCCGATGGGTGCACAGGTAGAAATCAAGTCTGCCGAAGACCTGTCAGGCATGCAGCTTTTCAGAACAGAAGGCGGCAGCGGCTTTGCCATCAAGCCAGATGGTGATGTCGTAGCCGTGTTTGCCGGCCCCGGCGAGGCTAAGGGCAGCTCATACGCCATGCTGCAAGCAGCGGTCGATATGGGTGGCAAGAAGCTCGATGCCTTTAACACATACCTGCCCGATATATACGAGACTGTTGGCTTCCGTCCAGTGTCCCGCCTCAAGTGGAATGATGCCTTTGCCCCTGATAACTGGGACAAAGAGACATTCAAACAATTCCAGAACGGCGAGCCAGATGTAGTCTTCTTTGTGTATGACCCCAAATATTTCGGTGACGCAGATTACGACAGCCTGCCTGTCTTCACAGATTATGACGAAGCAGCCGCAGTGCAGGACAAGGCGCTGCGTGAAATGGGAGGCGATTGATGGCTATTCCACGCGACGGCCTTGACCAGCAAATAGTCGAAGAGCAAAACGCGCAGCCGGACATGATGCCTGAGCTGTCGCCTGGCGCTGAGTTGCCAGAGGCTGAGCCGGTACAGGTCGCTGCGTCCGGCTTTGTGCGCAAAGCCACTGACGCTATTTTCCAGCCCGGTCCTTCCCGCGCCGATGTCATTAACAAACCTAGCACGACAACTGAAGCGCCACAGGTGACCGTTGAGGAGCCGTTGGTGCGTGTAGACGAAAGCGGCGACATCATGGTGCGCCGTGCTACCGCAGAAGAAATGGCTGAGCTGGGCGCGTTTGCTGATGCGCCGGCCGAGGGCATGGAAGTGCTGCTGCCTAACCTCGATAAGATTAAGCCTAACCTATCTAAGATTGCCTTGTCGGCTGACGGTCAAACGCTCAATGAGCCAATGACAGAGGCTGAACAGCAGCTTGCTGGCCTTATAAGCTCTACCTACAACCAATATAAAGACATCGTGACCCAATCCGGCCAAAGGATATTGCGGACGGGTGAGCGTGGTTATAAGCAGGTTATTGAAGACGCTGACCGTATAGGCTCGGCTGACATTTTCATCCAGCTCATGCAACGTGAGCCGGGTGACCGGCCGTTCACTGACGCTGAAATTCTGGCAGCGCGGCGTACCGTTCTGGCTCTACAGCTAGAGGCACAGCGCCTTATAAAGATTGCCAAGAAAAGCGGTGACGTCACTGACCAGGTGCGGGCGGCGCAGGCAATTAGCCTAGAGGGGTATGCCTCTATTCAGCTCGTCGGCATACAAGAGGCGATTGGCCGGACACTAGCAACACAGAAGATTATAGCAGCGCCGTCCAAGGCCCGTGTCCAATCAATGCGGACTATGCTTGAAACGACTGAGCAAACTGGTGGGCCCAGCGCGATTGTTGATGCGGACAATGTAGACCAGTTTATTGACGCATATGGTGGTGAAGACGGCCTCGCACTGTTTATTCATTACTATGACAGCCTGCCGGCAGATGGCAGTCGCCATAAGTTTGCGCGGCGTAGCATAGCCCGCCGTGGCGCTGACATGCTGGTAGAAATTTATCAGTCAGCCCTGCTGTCAAACTTCCTGACACACAGCTTCAACATGGCCGGCAACGTAGTACACGCTGAAATGCTGGTACTGGAGCGGGCGCTAGAGGGCCGGCCAAAAGAGGCGTTCTCTATGCTGGCAGCTCAGCCTAAGTATTTTGGGCAGGCATTGCGGGCTGGCTTCCACGCTTTGAAGCATGAGCGGTCTATGACCGACCAAACCAGCCGCCTCGATGTTGATATGCGGGCTGTAAGCCGGCAAGGCGCTGGCCTGCGCACCCGTGCTGAAGGCGGTGGCGGGATGGAAAGCGCGGCAGCGCACTTCTTCGACGGGTTCGGCGTAATGATGCGGCTGCAAGGCTTCCGGCCAATGATTGCTATGGATGAGTTTTCCAAAGCAATGGCGCGGGGTATGCAGATAGAGGCTCTGTCTACAAGGGCGCAATCAGATGCTTACCGTGCCGCTCGGCAAGCGGGCGACACACGCGCCGTTGCAAAGGACAAAGGCACGGCGGCTTATCTTCGCACGTTGCATAGCGAAAGCGCGTTTGAGCAAGGTTCTGAGTTTGCCCGTATGGTCACATTCCAAGATGACCTGCCCGGTGCGCTCGGCCAGCTATCAGGGTTCATGTCGCATCCGTTGGTCAAAATCTGGGTTCCGTTCTACAAAACGCCGACCCAGGTCATGCGCCGGATTACAGAGCGCACACCTTTGGCAATCGCTATGCCTACCGTGATACGCGACAAGATTGTGAAGGGCAGCGCGGCTGACCGCCGCGAAGCTTTCTCACGCATCGCTACAGGCAGCGCATTGGCGGCGACAACTATGAGCCTGGCAAAAGGCATGTACAGCGATGACTTTACGATTACCGGCTACGGGCCGACTGACCCTAAGCAGCGCCGTACTTGGCTAGAGAACAACCGCCCCTACTCTATCGGCATCCGTAAAGATAACGGTACATGGGAGTGGATAGGCTATGAGCGGTATGACCCTATGAGCGGCCTGCTTGCTGCGTGGGTTGATACGGCTGACACCCTAGAATATGCCGACAGCGTCGAGATGGCAGACGACCTTGTCTTAAATGTAGGCCTCGCGACCAGCCGGTATGTCGGCACGGCGCTGCCCATGACGCAGTTTATTGGTGAGATGCTGGATATTGCGGGCAGCCCATTCGCCCCGGCTGATAGCAAGATTGAGCGGGTACGGCAGCTTGTTGCGAAACAAGCGACAAATGCCGGCTTAGTGGTTGCGCAACAGGTTGGTACTGTCGGCCTAGCGCCACAATCTCTCATGGCTCAGACTGAGCGTTATCTTGACCCATTTGCCCGTTCAACGGTTCCTGACAGCCGGTACAACTATGTACCTGGTGTTGGTATGCAGCCAGAGCTGCGCGGCATCTACGAGGCTCTACAGTACGCTAGAAGCCGGACGCCGGGCCTGTCTGCTGACCTGCCGATAGCCCGTAATCGCTGGTATGAGCCTCGCTTCCAGGGCCAAGTACACAACTTAGAAGATGGTCGCTTGCGTGGTAATATCTGGCATAGCTTTGTGCCGTATCGTGTGCAGCAACTGCCGCAAGCTAACATAGTCAATGAAGAGCTGGAGCGCCTCGGCCTTGGCTTCGGTATGTTGCCGCAGTCAATGAACGAGCCCATGATTAAGCTGAATGGCGAACAATATGACCGCTATATTGAGCTTTACAACTACCCTGAACGCAGCGAGTACGCCAAAGATATGTTCGCTGTTGAATATGGCGGCGCTATCCCGCAGTCCGCTGTTTCTAGGTTTGCGCAGATGATAATCGATGCAGACGGCGCTATGGGTTATAACAGCCGGTATGACTTGGCGTTCAGCAAAGACCGCAACTCTACACCCAAAGAAAAAATAGAATTGCTGCGCGGCATTGATACTGAGCATAAGCAGTGGGCAAAAGAGCTGATGCTCTTGGAATTCCCTGAGCTTAGGGCTTTGGTTGTTCAGAGGGACAGCTACTCTGATTATCGTGGGCGCAATCCTAGCATGTTGTTTGAGCCTACTGAGGCTGAGGTTGAAGGTGCTAGGGCGGTCAATCGCAGCTTGTTAGACCCATTAGGGACACAGTGACAAACTTACGTTTTTGATGTACAAAGTCTAAAGGATGGTATTGGTAAATGGCTACGTTCTCGGTAAATGACCAGGTACGGCGAGATGTCACCGTTGGTGACGGCTCGACTGTGTCATTTCCGTTTTCGTTCCAAGTCAATGCCACCACCGACGTAAAGGTTTACGTTGACGATACGCTGAAGGTTGCCGGCACTCACTATGACATTGTCGATAGCACCGACAGCGCCGGCCTAAACTCCGACGGCACCGGCAAGGTAAAGTTCAAAACAACGCCTACTGACTACACTCCGGCCAACAATACATCAGTTACTGTCATCTCAGAGGTGCCGGTTGCTAGGACATCTGTGTATACCGCTGGCGGCAACATCACGGCTGCTAGTCTGGAATCTGATTTCGACACCATCACCATGCAGGTCGGTGACCGTGAACAAGAGATAGCCAGAGCTATACGCGGCCCTCTCAGTGACCCGACAAGCACAAGCATGGTGCTACCTAACAAGGCGACACGGGCTAATAAGTTCATGGCGTTTGACGGTAGCGGCAACGTGTCTGTCACCGCTGGCACAACTACCGTGCCTATCAGCTCCGCAATGGAGCCGGTGTTTAGCGCCTCGACGTTAGCTGTTGGCCGTGATGCCCTGCTTACTGGCACAACTCTGAAGACAATACTGGACGCCAGTGGTCAGCCTGGGCAAGCGCCCGTCCTAGATGGTAGCGGCGGGGTTATCTTTGCCAATGCCAGCGGCAGCAAACGGCTGAACATCAACGGCGCAATGAACATTGCGCAACGCGGCAAGTCGCTTGCTACTCGCGTCGAAACTGGCATCACAAGTGACTTTGCAGTCAGAAGAGGGCCAGACAGATACCGTTTCGGCATTATTGTCGGCGGCACTTGGACCGTGCAACAGCATGAAAACAATACCCCAACAGTGACCGGCGACGATTATTTCCGTTATTCGTACCGTGCGAGTTGTTCAACGGCGCAGGCATCATTGGCTTCCAGCGCGTCTGTCAGCATCTCCCACAAAATAGAAGGGCAAGATTTATTATTCCTCCAATACGGTACGTCTAACGCGCAGCCGGTCACGCTGTCATTTTATGTGTCAGCCGGCATCACCGGCACATATATCGTAAACCTCAATAGACATAATAGTGCTGCTGGGACAAGCTCCAGAAGCGTCAGCAAATCTTACACAGTGAGTTCGGCCAACACCTGGCAAAAGGTATCACTGACGTTCCCTGCTGATACAGGTGGCAATGCTCTCGACCCCATCGACAATGAATTCAGCTTCACAATTAGTTGGTATATTGCTGCCGGCACCTCTTACACATCCGGCTCACTAGCCACCACTTGGGAAACCTACACGGCCGCAAACGTCGCTGTCGGGCAGGTCAACGGCGCTGGCAGCACCGCGCAGAATTTTTATCTGACCGGCGTTCAATTAGAAGCTGGCTCTTCAGCCTCACCGTTTGAGCATCGCACCCAGGCCAGAGAGCTACAGGATTGCCAGCGATATTTCCAACGGAGCGGCAACCTTTTCCATACCGACGATTGGTATATATCGAATGACCCAGAGGGCGCAATCATGTGCCAGGCTCTAGGCACTGACACTGACAAAGCTGCTGTCCGAGTAGATTTCCCCGTCACCATGCGGGAAGAGCCGACATTAAAGATTTATCCGGCCAGCACATCAGGGACCACCTTAAACACCATAACTCATTACAATGATTTGGCCCAGAACACCGCCT